ATCAAGCGCCAGCACGATCTTCGCCAGGCCGCGTGGCATGAGGCGAAGCATCTGCTTGAGGCGGCGGCCGCGGAGAACCGCGACCTGAACGCTGAGGAGCAGGAGAAGTACGATCGCATCTCGGGCGAGCTCGACTCGCGCGCTGCGATCATCGAGCAGCTGAAGGCTGACGAGGAGCGCGCCGCGCGTCTCGACGCCGTGGCTGCCGAGATCCGCACGGACGAGGAGCCCGCGGGCGACGACACCGAGGTCGAGGCGATCCGCTCGCTGGCCCGCGGTGAGGTCCGCTCGGTCAACTTCGAGAAGCGCGACGTGACGACCACCTCGACCGGTGCCCCCGTCCCGACGTCCTTCTACGATCAGGTCATCATGCGGGCCCGCCTCGTGGGCCCGATGCTCGACATCGGCACCGTCCTCAACACCGCCGGTGGCGAGACGATCGAGGTTCCGAGCCTGTCGACGTACTCGACCAGCTCGACCGTGACGCCGCAGGCCGGCATCATGAGCGAGTCCGATCCGGTCTTCAACTCCTTCGTCGAGCTGAAGGCGTACAAGTACGGCTTCCTCATCCAGGTCTCTCGCGAGATGCTCGAGGATTCCGGCGTCGACATCCTCGGCTTCCTCGCCGATCAGGTCGGCAACGCGGTCGGCTACAACGTCAACTCGGCGCTCACGAACGGCACCGGCACGGTCCAGCCGAACGGCATCGTCACCGCTGCCGGCTCCGGCATCACGGGCGGCACGGGCGTCTCCGGTGCCTTCACCGCTGATAACCTGATCGACCTGTTCTACAGCCTGGACGGCGCGGCGCGCCTGCTTCCGGGTGTGGGCTGGATGGCGAACGGCGCGTCGATCGGCGCGATGCGAAAGTTGAAGGATACGGCGGGGAACTACATCTTCGACGCAGCCCTCGACGGCAATCGTCGCGACCTGCTCCTCGGCCGTGAGGTGTACGAGAACCCGCACATGAGCAACGCGGGCACGGCCGTCAAGTCGGTCCTCTGCGGCCACCTGCCGTCGTACTTCGTCCGCATGGTCGGCGGCATCCGCCTCGACCGCTCCGACGAGTACGCCTTCAACCAGGACCTCGTGACGTTCCGCGCCACGATGCGGGTCGACGGCAACCTGCCCCAGACCTCGCACGTCAAGTACTTCATCGGCGGCGCGTCCTAGTACGCACCTCCGACGTACGCGGTACCATTGGGCCGTCCCCTTCGGGGGCGGCCCTTTGGCTTTCTAGGGAGGGAACCCTATGGCGAATCGTCAGGCGCGACGTAAGGCGCAGAAGACTGGCGCGAATCCTGATGCGCTCTCGATCACGATCGCGAGCAACTCGCCTTTCGCGGCCACGGGATACGGGACGCAGACGGCGCAGCTCTCAACCCGGCTGAAGGCTGACGGGCATCGTGTCGCCGTCGCGTGCAACTTCGGTTTGCAGGGCTCGGACACCGAGTGGAATGGGATCAAGCTCTACCCGACTGGTGTCGCACCATACTCGGACGATATCCTCATGGCGCACTCGCAGCATTGGGCGAGTGGTGCCGATCTGCCGAGTCTCGTGATGACGCTCTTCGATGTGTGGGCGCTGAAGAACCCGAGCATCGCGCAGATCCCGCATATCGCGGCGTGGGTGCCGATCGATCACAAGCCGGCGCCGCCGGAGGTGTCGGAGTGGCTGAAGCGTGAGAACGTGCTGCCGATCGCGATGAGCCAGTTCGGTGAGCAGATGATGGCGCTGGACAAGATCGAGTGCCTGTACGCGCCGCACGCTTTCGATGGGAACGTCTTCAAGCCGACGCCGACGATCACGGATGCGACGGGGAAGAAGATCACGGGCCGCGATCTGATGGGCATCGATGAGAATCCGAATACGTTCGTGGTGATGATGAACGCGGCGAATAAGGGGAAGACGCCGCCGCGTAAGTCGTGGGGCGAGAATCTCCTCGCGTTCGGGATGTTCGCGAATGAGAATCCCGACGCGGTGCTGTATCTGCACACGGACGAGTCGGATGCGCTCGGCGGCGTCAATCTGCATAGGTTGATCGCGGCTTGTGGGATCCGGCCCGAACAGGTCCGTTTCGTGAATCAGTACCTCTACAGGATGAATATGCCGCCGCAGGCGCTCGCGGCGCTCTATACAGCGGCGGATGTTCTTCTGGCGACGAGTGCGGGCGAGGGCTTCGGTGTGCCGACGATTGAGGCGCAGGCTTGTGGGACGCCTGTCATCGGATCGAAGTGGGCCGCGACGGAGGAGCTCGTCGGCGATGGTTGGGTGATTGATGGGCAGCCGCTCTGGGATCCGTTCCAGCACTCGTGGTTCTTCACGCCGCATGTGTCGCAGATCGTTCGCGCGCTCTGGGATGCGTACGAGCGGAAGGATCGCGGGCCGAGCCAGACGGCGATTGAGTTCGCTTCGGCGTACGAGGCGGATCGCGTCTTCAATGAGTATTGGCGGCCGATTATGCGGACGCTCTCCGAGTGGGTGCGATGAGGCTCGGCGTCATTACGACGCACCATCCCGTCTCGACGGATCAGGGCGAGGCGTGGCTGCCGGGCGCGTATCGTGGTGGCGCGGAGATGAGTGATGCCGAGTATCTGGCGGCAGCGCCAGAGGGTGTGGAGTGGTGCTACACGACGCCGGAGGACGCTGCCGCGTTTGATCGGATCCTCATCACGAGCATCGATCACTTGCAGCCGGCCGAGTGCGAGTACCTGGCCACGCTCGAGCCGGTCGTCTTTCTGCATCACGAGGTGGCGGGCTTGCCGCATCGGCGGACGCTGCTCGAGGCTGCCCGGTGCGTGATGCTTCACACGCCGGCGCACGAGCAGCGGACGACGGCGTGGTGCGAGCCGCAGCATGTCGAACTCGTCTTGTCTGCGGTCGATGTGCCCGAGTTGCCGGCGCTCGAGGTGCGCGAGTGGGTCGCGCTGGCGGCGTGCAGGAATCATCCGCTCAAGGGAATCAAGAATGCGCGTGTCTGGGCGGCGCGGAATCGGATGCCGCTCGAGGTGATGACGAACGCTCCGCGCGGCGAGGTGTTGGATCGGATGCGCGAGGTAGAGACGTTCGTGCATCTTCCGCTCGCGTTCGAGTCTGAGGGACGAGCCGTGATGGAAGCCGTCCTGTCGGGATGTCAAGTCGTCACGAATGATCTCGTCGGCATTACGAGCGTGCCGGAGTGGGATGTAGCGGATGTGCTACGCGAGCGGATCGCGGCCGCTCCTGGCGCGTACTGGGGAGCCGTATGCAACCCGTGAGGATTAGCATGGTGACGGCGGCGTGGGGCCTCGGGTGGGCGCAGTTCGTCGACGGATGGTGGGATGCGATCACGAAGATGCGACGATTGCCGGACGAGATTGTCGTCGCGTACGAGGATCCCGATCTTGCGCGCCTATCGGAATCGTGTCGGGCTATTCCTGGCGTCGACGTGACGGGGATCGTCCTCGAGCCGAGCGGCTTCACGAACTATTGGAATCAGGCGATGCGCGCGGCTACGGGTGATTGGATCGTGCCGGTATGTATCGATGATCGGATTCTGCCTGACGCTTTGACCGAGATTCCCGCGGCTGATGAGGCGGGCGCCGAGCTCCTGGTCGATGCCATTCAATGGAAGTACCGCGGCGATGTGTGGCGCGGCTATTGGGACGCTGCTGCGATTGGGCGTGTCTTGACGCTGCCGGGCGCTGCTCCCTTCAAGCGGAGCCTCTTTGATCGCGTGGGCGGCTTTCGCGAGGATATCTACTCGAGCGATTGGGCGTTCTACATGGATGCGGCTGCGCTCGGCGTTGTGACGTATCAGGCGTCGACGGTGCGGATCGTGTTCGATGAGGGCAACGCGCACGCTACGCGGAGCGGTGTCCAGCTCGACCCGGAGACGCGCCGCGAGGCTGATGCTCAAATGGTCATGCTCGCCGAATCGTTGGGGCTCCGCTGATGCGTGTCGTCGTGACGGGATCGCGTGGCAACATTGGCCGGCCGCTTGTGTGCGCGCTGCGCGATGCTGGGCATACGGTCCTGGAGATCGACGCGCGGCAGGGCTATCGCGAGGGGTACTTGACGGCGGATATCCGGAACGCTGCGGATCTGTTCCCGATCCTTGATTTCGATCCGTCCGTGATATTTCATCTCGCGTCGATGGTGAGTCGCGTGACGTGCGAGGCGTCGCCCGCGTTGACGATCGACGCGAACCTGCACGGACTCCAGAACATGATCGAGGTCGCGAAGCGTACGCAGGCGCGGCTCGTCTACTTCTCGACGAGTGAGGTTTACGGCGACACGAATCTGATGATGCGCGAGACGATGACGTGCCATCCAAATAATCGTTACGGATTGACGAAGCTTCTCGGTGAGCGCCTCGTCGAGTACGAGGTCGAGCATCACGGCCTCGACGCGGTGACGCTGCGCCCGTTCATGATGTATGACGAGGATGAGGAGTCTGGGGATCATCGTTCGGCGATGATCCGGTTCGCGCATGATCTGGCGCGTGGTTTGCCGATAACTGTGCATAAGTGCAGTGCGCGCGGATGGTTTCACGTCTCGGATGCGGTGCGCGCAATCATGGCCGCTGCTGATGTTGAGGACTACTACATCATCAATATCGGACATCCGGATATCCGACCGATCAGCGAACTCGCTGAGATGATCCGAACTAGACTAGGCGCAGCGCCCGAGCTAGTCGTCGAGCAGGATCAGCCTGGTCAGATGACGCTTGTGAAGAATCCTTCGCTCAAGCGCCAGTCAGAGCTGCTCGGTGTTACACCGAGAGTGACACTTGAGGACGGTGTTGCGCGAGTATGTGCGGCTATGTGTCGGCGTGTCGTGGATGCGGCGAGCGGCTAGGTAGACTGTAGGCATGGCGATCACGAACGGCTACTGCACGCTGGAGCAGGTGAAGGCCGCGCTCCGCATCACCGATAGCGTCGATAACACTCTCCTCGAGGGGGCCGTAGAGTCCGCCTCGCGTCTGATCGACGGCTACGCGATGCGGAACTTCTATCAGAGCGGCACCGTGACGCGGTACTTCTCCGCCGACTCGAGCCTCTACGTTCAGATCGACGATCTTGCCGGGACCGCGATCACCGTCGAGTCTGACAACTCGGCGGACGGAACGTGGATCACCTGGGCGGCGACGGACTACCAGCTCGAGCCGCTGAACGGCACCCTCGACGGGATCGGCTGGGCGTATGATCGGATCCGCGCCGTCGGCGATTACGTCTTCCCGACGGGGAACGCTTTCTACGATGCTGGCGAAGCTCTCGTCCGCATCACGGGCATCTATGGGTGGCCGAGCGTGCCGAAGGCTATCGAGGTTGCGACGATCATTCAGGCGACGCGGATCTTCAAGCGTTACGATTCGCCGCTCGGTGTTGCCGGCTTTGGCGATTTCGGCGCTGTCCGCGTGTCGCGATTCCTCGATCCTGACGTTGAGCAGCTCGTTCATCCGTATAGGAAGATGCGGAACCTCTTCTGATGGCTACGGTGTCGCAGGTGAAGCAGGCGATCGCGTCGACGCTCGGGACGATCACGGGCCTCAGGACGTACGCGCGGCAGCCGGATAACGTGAACGTGCCGATGGCTTTCCCGAGTCTCCGCTCGATCGAGTATCACGGATCGATGGGTAATGGCCTCGTAACGCAGAACTATGACATCACCGTGATCGTCGGCCGCGCGTCTGAGCGAAGCGCCGAGAACCTGCTGGACACGTATATGGCTTACGGGTCGGGCTCGGTTCGGTACGCGCTCGAGGCGGATCGCACGCTCGGCGGTACGGTCGAGACGAGCCTCGTCGAGTCGGCGGGGAACATTCAGACAATCGACGCGAACGACACGACGTACCTCGCCGTGGATTTCCGTTTCGTGGCGCAGACTAGGGGTTGATCGTGGCGAAGAAGTTCATCATCGTCGACGGCTTCATCGTGGCCGGTAAGGGCGGCGGCGAAGTCATCACGGAGAAGGATGTCGACCGTATCGATATCCTGCTCGAGTCGGGCAGGGTGATCCCTGCGAAGGCGAATACGTCCTCTACAATGAAGGACGCAACCGAAAGTCCGAAGGAGGACTGACATGGCAAAGCTCGTCCTCACGGACGCGAATATCGTCCTTGGATCGACCGACATCAGCTCGTACGTCGCTGCTGTCACGGTTACCTCGAGCGCGGCAGAGGTAGAGACTACCGCGTTTGGCGCTGGTGCTGTCACGCGCGTCGGCGGTCTCAAGGACAACTCGGTCACGCTTTCAATTCATAACGACCTGCCCACGATCGAGGGTCTCGTCTATCCTCTTATCGGGTCGACGGCGACGATCGTCATCAAGCCGAACGGCACCGCGACGAGCTCCACGAACAACTCGTACACCGGGACCGTCCTGGTTACCGAGTGGACCAGCGTGAACGGGGCCGTCGGGGAACTCAATACCGCCGACGTGACGTGGCCTATCTCGGGCGCGTGGACTCGCGGGACTGCGTAGGCTGATCCGGCGCTAGCCGGTTAGGGAGGGAAGATGCAGGTCAAGTTCAAGATCAAGCCGAAGGGCGGCGTCGAGGAGACGATCACGGCCGAGCTCGTCGATGTGATCGCATGGGAAGAGCATTTCCAGCGATCCTCGGCAACGCTCGACGGTGATGGTGTCTTCGCGCGGGATTTCGTGTGGCTCGCGTGGCACGCGGTGAAGCGGCAGGGGAAGACGACGCTCGAGTTCATGGAGTGGGTCGCGACGCTCGATGAGATCGAGGGCGAGCAGGAAGGCCCTTTAGAGCCCTCGGAGAATCCTCCTCCCATTGGCTGATCGCTGGTCTCGCGTGCGAGACGGGTATCGCGCCAAGTCTCTTACTAGCGGAGTCTGAGCGTATGCTTTGGACGATGCTCGGGTATCTTCGATGGCGCGCGATTCACTCGTCGAGGGCTGAATAGTGGCCGAGATCAAGGGCTTGCGCCAG